CGGTTACCGTCCAACCTACGTGTATATCATTGTGATTATATGGTTCAATGCTAAATGCATCATCAAAATCGGTACTATTCACAGGGTCAATGCTAATAACCCGTTTATTTGTTCTATCCTCTATATTATAATCAGGATTATGCAATATCTGCTCAATATACACGTCGTGCGGTACATTATTCAAATTTTTTTTCGTAGAGTTCGTAAATTCGGCAATAGATATATGTAAGCTTTTGCTGTATAATTGATATTCATAAAATACTTCCAAGTTATCAACATTACCTAACGTATTAACGAGAATGCCTTTTGGATGTTTCTCGTTCCAATTGTCATATTTAAAAACTACGTACTTATTGATATTTTTTTTTTGAAAGCCAATCTTGATATCATACGGAACTAAGAATGAAGGTAGATATTTATCGTCTGGGATACATTTATAAAGCAGACGCTTATTGCCAGATCTGCCGTACGTTTTGTTACCTTCTAGAATTAATACACCAGCTAGATACTCTGTGTCTTTCAGTATTGATTTCTCAATTACAACATTATTTTCAATGTCAAATGATAAAATATCTCTACTAAATAATTTGGTTTTTAATGGTTCAACCGTTTTTAATATAGGATATTCGTCAGCATTTATGATATCTTCGTTGTGAATGTTTTTAAATTCCCAACTCGTATAATCTCTGTTATTAATGTAGATTTGAAATCTCATAATAAAAATTGATAGATATATATTGTTATACTTGATAATAAACTTTTAAATCAATTTTCAATGATGAAAACCCCAGTTAATGACAATAAAAAGAAGTTATATAAGAGAAAACAGTTCAAATTATGTCTTTGGTTGCGTAAAAATAAAATATTTCCATCGCCCACTCCCCCTGAAAATGAAGGTTCTGATCCAACAAAGTGTTGTAGTATAAAGTATTTTTATGGTATTTGTAAATGTAATAAATAGAACCACTCTTAATATAATAATGCCGCCTAAGTTTCGTAAAAAAAAATTTGCACCTACAACTTCTATCAAATCCGCCAATGTATCCAATGCCACTTTTTTAATTATAGTAGAGTCCCCATCTAAATGTGCGAAAATAGAACATTATTTAGGTACAGAATATTGTTGCATAGCTTCTATGGGACATCTGCGACAAATAGTCGGTCTAAAATCAATAGATACCAAAGACACTTTTCTGCCTACTTTTACATTAATTGACGAAAAAAAAGACCACATTGCAAAAATGAAGACAGTTATCAGCAACTTTAGTCACAAAAACGTTTTTTTAGCAACGGATGACGACAGAGAAGGGGAAGCGATTGCTTGGCACATTTGTGAAATATTTAATTTGCCACTGGACACTCCGCGAATTTTATTTCACGAGATTACAAAACAAGCCATTCAACATGCCATCAAAACACCTACTATCACAAATATGTCTGTAGTTATGGCACAACAAGCGAGACAAATTCTAGACGTAATTGTTGGTTATAAAATCTCTCCATTTTTATGGAAATATTTATATAACAACAAGGAAAATTCACTGTCTGCCGGGCGATGTCAAACGCCAGCCCTGAAATTAATTTACGAAAACGAAAAAGAGAAAGAAACTGAAAATATAATCAAAATATACAAGACTACCGGGATATTTTCTGATAGACAGTTTAAGTTTGATTTAAACCATCACTTTGAAGATGAAGAGGAAACCGATGTTTTTCTACAAAAGAGTATTTTATTTGCTCATAGATTGTCGGTTGGTTCTCAAAAGACGGTTACGCGAACTCCTCCAAAACCTCTTCATACATCCCGTTTGTTACAGACTGCATCAAATCAATTACAAATGTCACCAAAAGAAACTATGGCTCTTTGTCAGCAGCTATATCAAAATGGATATATTACATATATGAGAACCGAAAATGATTCATATTCTAATGAATTTTTAACGAAGATTTCAAACTATATCACAAGCCAGTTTAATTCAGACGAGTATGTAGGTGATTTATCATTGGTCGGTAATTCAAATAGTGAGAATCCCCACGAGGCGATACGAGCTACACAAATAGAGTTGAAAACTTTGCCCAATTGTGAAAATAAACGAATGGTTTCATTATACAAGATGATATGGAGAATAACTATGGAGAGCTGTATGTCAATTGCAAAATACCAACAAACCAAAATAACAGTTACCGCTCCGTTAAAACATGAATATGGAATGGATTTAGATATGCCCATTTTTCTAGGATGGAAAATCATACAATCTAAATTAGATATAACAGAAGAGCAGACAAAATGTACATCAGATTTATTGTATTTAAAATCGCTTTCAAATGCGACGAACTCTATTTCTTATCAGACGATTTCCAGCAATCTACATATTAAGAATAAACATAGTTATTATACGGAAGCAAGTTTAGTAAATAAATTGGAATCACTGGGGATTGGACGTCCATCTACCTATGCAACCATCATAGAAACTATTAAAGAGAGAGGATATGTTAAAAAAATGGACACAGATGGTTATGTATATAAGTGTTGTGATTATGAACTAACAAACAAAACTATTCATAAAAACGTTCAAGAAAGAGTATTTGGTGTGGAAAAAAATAAATTAATAATCCAATCTGTAGGTATTTTAGCATTAGAATTCTTAATACAATATTTTGATCCAATGTTTTCATATGAATACACAAAAGGAATGGAGGAGAAGTTGGATTTAATATCGTCAAATAAAATAACTGCTTGGGAGAATATATGTAAAGATTGTTATCAACAAATTAAGTTATTATCGTCAGATGTAAAGAATGTACAGAAAAAAACTTACGAGGTTGAACCTGGATACGAATTTCTATTTGAGAAATATGGTCCAGTTATAAAACACACTTTAGACGACGGTGGAATAGAATATTTACCGGGAAACAAAGAACTAGATATAAATATAGAAAAATTACAAAGGAAAGAGTATCAACTGAGTGATTTGGTTGCGGTAAGCCCACAATGCTTAGGTGAATATCAAGAACAAAGCTTATATTTGAAAAATGGTCAATATGGATATTATGTAGAATGGGGAGACAGAAAGGAGAGCGTAAAATCATTAAATCTGCCTTTTAACGAAATAAATATAGATAATGTTGTCCCATGGTTGGAGTCAAAAACAGCTAATAAAAGTAAAGATATTCTTAGAGAGTTAAATGAAAACATGTGTATAAGAAAAGGACAGTATGGTGCGTATGTTTTTTACAAACGAAATGATATGAAAAAACCGAAATTTTTAAACATAAAGAAATGCCCACATGGTTACTTGAATTGCGAAGTAGATGTTTTGGTTGAATGGTTATGCAAGGAGTATAACTTACCTTCTCCATAAATGTATTATTTTTATTAATGCGTATAAAAATAATAGTTATGTTCTCTATAACTAGTAGGTATAACAATGAAATACTATGAAACTACATTTGAAGATTATCTGAATGCCAGTGCTGAATATAATATTCATCCTGAATTAGAAAAGATATATTCTTCGTTGTCACCAACTATACAGCAATTGGGCAATGTAATTGTATATGGTCCCACTGGTATAGGTAAATATACTCAAGTACTGAATTTGCTAAAAAAATACAGCCCGTCTAGTTTGAAATACGAAAGAAAAATCGTTGCCACCACAGAAAAGAATGATTATCAGTATAAAATTAGCGATATACATTATGAAATAGACATGGCGTTGCTTGGATGTAATTCTAAAATATTATGGCATGAAATATTCTCACAAATTGTAGATATAGTATCGGTAAATTCTATAAAAACAGGATATATTGTTTGTAAAAATTTCCATATGATACACTCGGAATTGTTAGAAATATTTTACAGTTATATACAACAATATAACCATAGTCAGACCCACATTCTAATACGATTTATTTTATTAACAGAGCATATCAGTTTTATTCCAGATAAAATAGTTAATATTTGTCAGACGATCAAAATCGGTCGTCCATCAAATGAGAAGTACGCTAAAATAACTACTGCAAAATTAGGTAAGTCATCACTCCCTATACCGAGCGATGAAATTGTATCTCGTTTCTTTAAAAAAGAAGTGAGTACCGATAATTCAAAAACTAGAAATATTATAGGTCTTATCAAAACTATGGACACGAGCGGCATTACTAATATAAAAGAATTAAAATCATTTGATCTGCTATATTCTAACAGTGGGCAGGTTCAAGAACTACCTGATGACAACTTCAATATAATATGTAATAAAATTATTGAGAGTATCCTAATTGAGAAAGAGATTGATTATTTAACACTAAGAGATAATTTATATGACATTTTAACATACAACCTAGATGTAGTTGAATGTTTATGGTACATATTATCATACTTAATAACTAATCAAAATTTACAAAAAAAAGACATTTCAGATATTTGTAACAAGTCATATAATTATTTGAAATGCTACAATAACAATTATAGACCTATATATCATTTAGAGAGTATGTTCTTTTATATAACAATCAAAGTGCATGGATTTAATGAATTATGAAGAGGCTTGTGTATTTTTAGAATTGGATAAAGACATAGAATTAGACGATAGAATTATAAAGAAACAATATCGCATGTTGGCATTAAAATATCACCCTGATAAAAATAAAACAGTAGATTCAAATGAGAAGTTTTACAACATAAAAAATGCGTATGAATATTTAATGGAATATGAGGGTTATTTTGACAATGATGATATTGATGATGGAGATAAATTTTCATATGAAGAAACAAATGACACATCAACTGAACAATCTACTTATACTCATTTATTATTTTCATTTGTCAATACAATTGTAAGCGAAGATAATAGCAATATACTAATAAAAAGCATTTTAAACAAAATATCTAATATGTGTCAAGAAAAGGCTGTAGATACTTTGAATAAATTAGACAAAACTACTCTATTAAAAGTGTATGAATTGCTATTGAAATATCGCGACGCCTTTCATTTTGATTTTATATTTATGGAAAAAATAAAAGAGATTATCGTTACCAAATCAAACGACGATGAGCGAATTATTTTAAATCCATCATTGGATGATTTATTTGAACAAAAACTGTATAAGCTTGTGCATAACGATATTGCATATTATGTTCCACTTTGGCACAATGAAGTGATTTATGATATATCAGGGTGCAAATTATATGTATCATGCGAACCAGAATTGCCAGAAAATAGTAGCATTGATGATCGTAATAATATTCATGTTACTACAAACTACGTAGTAGGTGACATTTGGAATAAGGGAACGGTTGATGTCATTATTGGTCCTAAAAAAATTCCAATATGTGTAGATTCCCTTCTTTTGAAGAGCAGTCAAACTATAAAATATGCAAATATGGGGATTCCCATGGCAAAATCAAATGACGTATATGATGTATCCAGATTATGTGATATAATAGTACATATAAATTTGTCATTCGTATAATTGATAAAACACATATATATTATAAATATATATATGTGTGGTATTCTAGGTTACCTAGGAGGAAACATATGCAAAGAAATATTAATAAGCGGATTAAAGAAAATACAAAACAGAGGATACGATTCAGTTGGTATATCATTAATAGAGAACAATATCATTAAGACATATAAGTGCTCATCAACCGACACGAATGATTCAATAAATATGCTTGAAAATAATGTTATGAGCAAAGACATTGATTCCCATATCGGCATTGGTCATACCAGATGGGCAACTCATGGCCCAAAAACCGACATGAACGCTCATCCTCATTCTGATAATAAGAATAGAATATCTTTAGTTCATAATGGAATAATAGAAAACTACTCAGAAATCAAACAGGTTCTCGTAGAAGAAAAATATACGTTTTATTCACAAACAGATACTGAGGTCATTGCAGTATTGATAGGTAAATATTTAGACGATGGTTTAGATATTAATGATGCAATCCGGGAAAGTATTTCAATGTTGAAAGGAACATGGGCGTTGTGTATAATATACAATAACGAACCCACGAGTATGTGGGTTACGCGATCAGGTTCTCCTCTGTTACTAGGTATAGAAGATGAATATATTATGGTTGCAAGTGAAAGCATTGCTTTTAACAACCACGTCAAAAAATATATTATTCTTGAAAACAATGATATTATTAAGGTGTGTCATGATAATCGTAAAATCAATCATAACTGTGATATGCAAAGATATAAACTCAATACATTACAAATTGTGGATGACATTGAACTTCCGTCAAACTATGATCACTGGATGATTAAAGAGATTCATGAACAACCAGAATGTATCAATAGAGCCATGAATAACGGTGGAAGAATTTCTGGAAATACAATGGTTAAGCTTGGTGGATTAGATTGTTTTAAACACCAGTTAGAGGATGTACACCATATTATATTATTGGGGTGCGGAACTTCTTATCATGCTGGACTATGGAGTACCAATGTATTTAAACAATACGACATTTTTATTACAGTAACATGTATAGATGGTGCAGAATTTGATGTATTAGACATACCCAAAAAAGGAAAAACTGCTGTTATATTGTTATCACAGTCTGGCGAAACAAAGGATTTGCATCGTTGCATTGAATTGGCAAAAACATATGATCTTATAACCATAGGTGTAGTAAATGTAAAAGATTCTATGATTGCAAGAGAAGCAGATTGTGGTGTATATCTAAATGCTGGAAGAGAAAATGCGGTTGCATCTACAAAATCTTTTACAAACCAGTGCATAATACTTAGTTTAATTTCATTGTGGTTTGCACAACTAAAAGGAACATATATCAACAAGCGACAATCTACTATATCTGACTTAATGAAATTACAATATAACATTATAAACACTATTGAGAACACACATGAACAAGTAAAACAGATTGCTAAGAGAATTACTAAGAACTCTTTATTTGTTTTAGGCAAAGGGGAATGTGAAGCAATTGCCAAAGAGGGTGCTTTGAAAATAAAAGAGGTTTCTTATATTCACGCGGAAGGATATTCTTCATCTGCATTGAAACATGGTCCGTTCGCATTAATAGAACAGGATACCCCCATTCTCATATTAGATATCAATAAAAAACATCATGATAAATCGTTGAATGCATGTAATGAAACAAAATCTAGAAATGCTTTGAATATAATAATTACAAACGATTCAGACTCATATGAGAAAATTGGCATTGACAAAGAAAATATAATATTAATTGAGAACAACGAATCATTTGGTAGCATAATAGCTAACGTATGCATACAACTATTGAGTTACTATCTCTCAATAGATAAAGGTTACAATCCAGACTATCCCCGCAACCTTGCAAAGGTGGTCACCGTTGAATAATTGATTTACATTTTGGATGTTTTTGTGCGAACTTACATATTCAAAGGTGTATAACTATTTACGAGGAATAATTTTTTTAATGTGATAATGTTTCAAGACCAACGACGCTGAATCTTTATCTATTACATTTGCAGTGTGTTGATCTCCAAACACCTCTTCGTATAGTTTAATAGACGCATTATCGCTGTATTCGCTAACAAACTTATACATATTTCTACAGATATCGTGGAAATTTTCGGGTTTTGCAATTAAATGTGAATTTTCTATTTCATATATATCTTTCAAACCTTTATAAATAATAGGGTGTCCTGGCGTACAGCCAATAAACCCTTGAAAAATGCTTCCTGGAAAATATGTGGAATTCACAGAAAAATATGTATAATCTTTTACAATATCATCTATATTACATTCTAGCATAGCATCTGTGTCAAAATATACTCCTCCTTTTACATATAAATAATAATAACGAAATAGATCTGCACGATGTTCTCCGTAATTAAACGAAAAGAATTTTTTTATTACATCTGGAAATTCTGGCAATGGATTAGCAAGAAAAAAATTTATCAGCTCGTGATCATTATAATGTTCATATTGCCAACCTGCAGATAAGTCTTTTATCATATCAACAACATATTGTTCTGGTTTTGACCTAGACGTCTGAACAATTACCTTTGGAATGTGCATATATAGAATTATGCTCTTCTTATTTAAGTAGGTTGTCGTTTAGTCCTTTTTTCATTTCAAACGTGTAAAAATATTTCATCTAGTGTTTTCTTATTCATTTTTGCATCTGCAAATCCTTTATCTATCAGTTCTTTCATATCATACTCATTTTTTGAAAACAACGTAGTCAGGTCAGATATTTTTACATTAGGAGCAGCTAATTTTTCCCCAATTGTTTTACAATCGCTCCAAATGCTAGGTGTTATATGCAAGTTTGAATAACGATTATTTAAATAAGGAAATTCACTAAATCCACCATCAAACGATGCCAGACCACGATATCTATATCTCCCTCCACCAGTTATGAAGGGAATATGAGAGCTTGCTATGCAACATTCCAATGCGTCTTGTAAATTTTCAAAACCAGTATAAACTACCGTCTTCAACTGAAATCGTTCATATACAGTTGTCCCTATATACAGTTTATCTAATTCAAAATCGTCTTCATTGTACCGTTCTAGAATACGCATTTTAATAATATATTCTATAGTTTTCAAATCGCAGATTGAATGCATATCCAATATATCACGTTGGAAATCTCGTATATCACCTTTGAAACATAACAATAAAGAATTCCATGCACCTGCAGAAGCTCCCGAAAAAACAAAATTTGTTAGATCATAATTGTCCTTTATATATTTACACACGCCCATCATGTAGAAACCCTTTAGACCACCAGGCGATAATGTAATTATATGTTTATCTGTTAAATCCAAAGAAGAATTCGTGATATACGTTACAGATGTCTGTTGTATAAACCGACGTCTAAACACATTTAAAAATCCAATAGATTTAGCTAACATCAAAAGAAAATTAGCCAAAAATAGATAATATAGTATAGTTTGTTTATATATCATTTTTATAACATATAAACATAAATTCCATTTTCAATAAAAAAAACGTTTATTTACGCTTACAATTAACAAATTAAGGGACTTTAAATAATTATTTTTGATTTGCTTAGATTCTCATAGATAGATGCTGATTTTTTTTTATTTTATACTTTTGTCATTTTTTATGCAGACGTTGCCGCCTTCTTCTTAACCACCTTCTTCTTAGGTACAGGAGCAGGCTCGTCAGTCTCCTCCTCTGCAGCAGGGGGTACGACTGCCTTCTTCACTACCTTCTTCTTAGGTGTAGGAGCAGCAACTACCTCTTCTGGCTCATCTTCCTCTGCCTCCGCCTCCGCCTCATCGTCGTCACTGTCAGCAACATCTACGCTTGGGACTGAAGTTGTACCGGATGTAGCAGGGACTGAATCGTTGTCATCTGCCATGACCGATTGATTCATAGATTGAATCTCATCAGTTGAAAGACTAATATGACACTTGCCATATACACTCACTACTTCTCTAGGCTTTACTACGATCTGGTTGATCTTCCAAGTCAGACCCCACCCTTTACCTCCAAACCATAGTCCGCCACATTGCAATACACAGGCGACATTGCTAAGCTTCGGAACAAAATCCATTGGGGTCAAATTCTCATTATCACTCGGGAAAATAAGAGTTTGCTGAGTATCGTAGATCTCAATGCCCCACTTATTATTATAATTAGGGACGCGACCACGAATAGAAGGAGGCTTAGAAAAGTCAGTCTTCTTGGTAAGCTTGTCCTTGCTATACTTAATAAAAGGGAAGAAATTGTGCTTTACTACCTCGCGAGAAAGGTCCTCGCCAAACCATGCATCGCTATACTTTACCGCGTCGTCAAGAATCTGATTCTCAAAATCCTTTAGCTTTTTAAGGAAAGTATTAGTTGCATCAGTCGTATAATCTTCATTGGGAAAGTTAAGTGACATACTAAACTTTCCATCTGACTCACCCTTGTCATCAACAAAATCTGAAATGCCCCATGTCATCATCAATGGAGTAGAGAGATGAAGGGCACGATTCGTCTGGGTACTGATCAAGGTAATTGACTTTGCACCGCGATCATTGACCTTAGGTTGCATATACCTCACACTAGAGGTATCCCAATCATTCACGTTCAACACAATAGGAGTATTCTTAGACATATCAACTGTAACTGCTTAATATACAATAGAATAGTAAATATTCTTTAAATCAATTTTATTATAGTTTTTATGACAGCATATCCAGTATGAAGTATAATTTTGCACTTTTTAACTCCATTTATATTTTGCGTTCTCCAGCTGCTCCCGCTTACAATATATCTCAAAGTATTGGTGAATAAATAAGTAATGTTTGTTAGATATATAAAAATATGCTTGTATATATAATACAGAATGGCTGTGAAATCTATAATAGCAAAAAATATAGATAATTTAACATACGATATATTCTGTAAAAATGACATTTCATTAGAGAAGTTAAAATTACCTATATTGAAAAAATCATGCAAACAATATAAGTTAAAAGTAACTGGAACTAAACCAATATTAATAGAGAGATTACGTACATTTTTTAATCAAACCAAAAATGCTACTACCATTCAATCCGCACTAAGAATGCATCAAGCAAAAATATATACAAACAAGAGAGGTCCTGCCGTCCATATTAGAAAAATCTGCAATAACAGTACAGATTTTGTATCTCTAGAGCCCCTAGAGGAAATAGTATTTGAATATTTCTATAGTTATAAAGACGATAACGACTTTATATACGGTTTTAATCTTACATCATTATTATCATTGATTAAAAGTGATAGTAAATTTATTAACCCATACAACCGGGTTGCATTCAGTAATGAATCAAAGCAAAACATTATTGCATTATACAACAATACATGTATTATAAATGCCAAATTCAGGGCAGAGAATGAACCATTTAATCAAACAATTAAGCCATCATTATCTCGTCTGCCCATATTACATACGATAAGTACGGTGGTCAATTATAACCCACGTCTAGATCGCAACTTACAGATCACATTTGAACTAAATCAGAGACTCAATCATCTTATTAATATAAGGCGACGAAACATCAATGAAAGAATAACGCAAATGTTTATTGAGATAGACAGTTTAGGTAATTATACAAACGCATCATGGTTCAATAGTTTAACACACATGCAATATGTAAGGTTGTATAGATGTTTATTTGATATATGGGTGTATAGAGGACAAATTTCATATAGTATAAAGAAAAAAATATGTCCGTTCTATGATCCATTTGAAGGTATATTTCCTAGAACCATCTATCACGATGCAATCACGGCAGATCATATGAAAAAAGCGTGTTTGATTGTAATTGAAAATTTAGTATATTCATCTGCTGACATTGAATATCGTAAAATTGGTGCATTGCATGCTTTGTCTGCTCTCACCATAGTAAGTCATAGTGCACGTCTAGCAATGCCATGGTTATTTGAATCAATTGCATAATAATTTTATTATTTACACTGGTGTCCTCCTGCTATAAAAAAATAAAATGCACATATATATATTTATAGATACAAATAACTTAAAAAGCTGGTGCTTACTAATGTATATCAGCTAGAATGGTAAGAAGCACAAAGACCCCCGAGAAGACTACTAAGACCACCAAGGCCAAGAAGGCCGAGGCACCTACAGAGGTTGCTGCCCCTGTAAATGAGATGACTGCTGCACCTGAGGCTGTCGTACCCAAGGATTCATTTGACCTTGTTTCTGAGAGAATGACTGTATTCAGTGCTAAGCTTCATCAGCTTATCGGACTTTTCTCTACTGTTAAGAACGACTTCAAGACTCTTGAGAAGGCAGTTGCCCGTGAGATGAAGATCGCACAGAAGGCTTCTGCTAAGAAGAGACAGAATACCGGTAACCGTAAGCCTTCTGGCTTCGTAAAGCCTGCTCGCATCAGCGACGAGCTTGCTGGTTTCCTTGGCAAGGAGACCGGTACTGAGATGTCCAGAACCGATGTAAGCAAGGAGATTAACGCTTATATCGTAAAGCACAATCTTAAGAACGCTCAGAATGGCCGCATTATCCATCCCGACGCTAAGCTTACTAAGCTTCTTAAGGTCCAGAAGGACGATGAGCTTACATTCTTCAATCTTCAGAGATACATGAAGCCTCATTTCGCTAAGGCCGGTGATGCTGTTGCAGCAACTGCTTAGAAAATGTATAATTCAAATACAAAAAAAATATAAAATGCAAAAAAGTTATAAAAATTATTGTATGATCATAATTGTAATTGTAAGATATAATTCGCTTATCAATATCAACTGTATGAAATAATATAGAGATATATTATTTCATATATCATAATGGGAGATTTCAAGGCAAACTTAATAAACATAGATGACCAGATTAATAAGTATGTAGAAACTCATAATCCCATGGTGTATATTTTAACTCCTTGCTATGGTTCAATGTGTTATGTTAATTATGTCCATAGTCTAATGCGTACAAAGGAGATGTTTGATTATTATAAAATCAGATTAAAGATTGAATTTTGCAAAAACGATAGTCTAGTTTCCAGAGCTAGAAATAATTTAATCGCAAAAGCCATGGCTGACAAACAAGCAACCCATTTCATGTTTATTGACAATGATATTACATGGGATCCTATCAACATAGTGAAACTGTTGATATCTGAAAAACCAATCGCTGGCGGGATTTATCCATTGAAAAAATATAATTGGGATAAATTAACTAACAATAATAATTTTATCAAGGATACGATTGAGAAAAAAAACAAATCTTATCTAAAAGACTTTGTAGATGATTCTACCTTTATGCAATACAATATGTTAAAATACAACGTAAATTATTTGGATAAGGAAATCAAAATTGAAAAAAACCTCACTGAAGTTAAACATATTGCTACCGGGTTTATGCTTATAAAACGTGGGGTTATTGAAAAAATGATTGAGGCGTATCCTTCAACCAAATATATAGATGACGTAGGTTTTTTGAGCAATGAGGAAAATAATTATGCCTATGCATTATTTGATTGTGGTGTAGAAAATGAACATTATTTATCAGAAGACTGGATGTTTTGTAGTCGTTGGAGTAAAATAGGTGGAAAATTATGGATAGATGTTTCAATTAACTTATCTCATACTGGAATTGAAGATTTCCATGGAAGCCTGCTTTCAACATTGCTGTAAAAGATAAATCCTTCTTTCTTGAGTTCGTTATATAGCTGTGACATAATCGGATTTTTATTTTTTATAATGATATTTTTAGTCATGTCATTATATACATCGTATTTAACTATATACATATTTTTGATTTGCGCAAATTGTTCTGGCATATTGACATTTTTTTCATCCAACCAAAAATCAAATGTACAATTTATTCTGTCATTGGATGTATCATATTCTCTATAATACGATACCAATTCATTAATAGTATATTGATCCGGTTGATTATAATCGGTCCCGTTCATAACCATGATTGTTGAAAACTCATTATATGACATATTCAATTCCTTTAATATTTTGGTTGTATCATGATGAATTACCGTATGATTTATCAAACTTAAATTGCGGAGAATGAACGGACAATTATACATAAACATATCAGTATCGTCACTTAAACATGCATCTGCCCTTCCTGACAATACCATGTATGCACAACATTCATCCGCCTCCCCAGTGGCAGTAAAATGGCTAACACCATATCCATCCATTAGTCGTTTCACTTTCTCAGTGTCTTCATCCTTTATACGCACTATCTTTCGTTTCAATATATCTACCTCTAATTGTATATCTTTCAATTCTTGTGGATTGTCGGTATTTTTTTTTTCACTTAATGTTTTCATTAAAAGGTTGAAACGTTGTTGTGCTTGGTATCGTTCTTCACGTCTTTTTTTTAATGTTTCGTATTTTGCAGCAGGAGGTTTTCCGTCAAAGACGAATAAAGGAGTGATGTCGTACGACCTAAATAATGATATCATTAAATATAGATTTTCAATTAATGCATTTTCAGCTGAAAATCTATATAAATAAATAGATGTGTCTATGACAATTGTTTTATTCTTATAATCCCGCAAATGTTTTTTTTGTATAGAATATTCACTGCAGTTTGCACGTAAATATCTGTTCAAATTTCGTATGCCCATTGCTTATTGATTTGTTTATTGAATGTAACATAGGTATAGAATTCATTCAATTTTATATCACCATAATACAAATTGCTATGAATATAAATTTGAACAATGCGAACAAAAAAACGAAAGAGTTTGTTTTAGATGTCATCAATGACATTGGATATTATCAATCTGCGTGGAATGACACACGACAAACTATTCACTTAGACAAACAGATACTAACAGATGAGTATTTAACTGCTATTCCTGATTATGCATATTATCCAATTGATATTAGAAAAACACTTGAAAGTGCAAATCTTCTGTTATATAATTGCATGTTTGTAATTGGTAAGAGACAAATAAATGTTCATGTATTTTCTCCAGAATGCAGGACTATAAAACAAAAGATAGTCAAATTTATTTTCATGTGGTTACATGTAATAATCAAATATAGTCCAGAATCGTGTTCTCAATCCTTGGATATTTATCTATCTTTGACATCCAATCTAAAAACTTTGCCAACCGTTGGGGGAGACTCTATTGATCAAAGTCATGCAAACACTGCTTTTACATTTAGCTGTAAAGAGAAAAATCATATCCATATATATCGCAAAGAGGAGTGGTTTAAAGTATTCATTCATGAGTCATTTCATGCATTTGGAATAGACTTTTCAGAAACAGATGCAGGTTATAGTGACAAATATGCATTTGAAATATTTCCAGTAAGTACTGATTTTAAGCTATATGAAGCATATTGTGAAACATGGGCAACCATTATACATATACTATTTATATACCAACAGAATGATAATTTGCAGTTAAACGACCCGAGAGTTGTTTTTAATGATATAAACAAACTGCTTGAAAAAGAAGTAATGTTCTCGCTGTTCCAATGTTGCAAAATACTTGTTCATTTCAAAATATCTTACGATGATATGTGCAATATAAATACGAATGGTCATATGTCAAAAATAAATAATTTCAAAGAGACTACGCCGATTATATCCTATTTTTTCTTCAAAACTATATTGTTGTTTAATGCCTGTAAATTTGCGGATTGGTGCTCATTGAATAATATGAATAATATGCTAATGTTTTCCGACGATAATCACGAATACAGAAAAAAACGCGATTTTGCAGGAATGATTAAAGATTTGTACAGAGAAGTTAATTTTCTTAGATATATCACATATGTCCAAACTAAATACAATGAAGCGGATGTGGATGCATTCTCAGCTAACACACTAAGAATGACATTATTGGAAGTGTAACTCTTACATGAAAAAAGTATTTTCCTCAAAATACTTTTTTATTTTTATTTTTTTTTCATATATTTACATCAGATCTTCCATAGTTAGGGGCTGCATATCATCATTATTTACATCAGGGTAGATGGTACTGTTCAACTCGGTTTCGTTATTCCCATCAGTAGATACTCGCTGAAATAGCGTACTGGTTTCATCAAGATAAGGTGGAACTGCACGGACAAGTTTTCTCAACTCCTCCAATTCGCCGTTGAGCTGTCGGACTTCCTCCTCCTTCTCTTGTAGCTTTTCAGTGAGGATCTTGTTCAATGCATATACCTGTTCAATATTTTGAGCATATTCTTTCGGTTGGTCAATCGGCTTATGGTTAATCTTGAACAACAAATGCGCTTTTGGGCTTTCTTGGGTATAAAAACCAAACTTGCAAAATGAGTCGTGACTGGCGAAACCATAATCCTTGTATTTACCTTCATTTTGCAACTTGTCCAATATAATGTATGTACGATCATTGTTATATAGACAATCAAAATGAATGAATGCACATGTCTGGGGAGTCTTGAAATTAGGTACCTCTCGTACCGCAAAATCAATACGACGTACCTTACCAAGGCGCATACACTTTTCAATGTAATACTTCAAGTATTTGGGCTCGAATCGTTGGTAATCGTTTGTTTCTGAAGAAGTAAAGAACAGAGTAGGTGGGATGACTGGGACGTATAGACTTGGAACAGTCTCCATTGTCATTGCACCGCAACTCATAGTGTTGTCAGTAGGGAACATAAAACTGGAATCAAAAGACATTATTAAAAGTGTTTGAAAGAACTTGTTATAGATTTGTCATTGAATAGCTCTGTATTTTTTAACATCAATTTTATCCATTTTTCACAGAAAATAAATGTTTATATATTATCAATGAAAAAATCGCGTTCTCCATTTGAATGTAATATCTGCATGTAACAGTTATGCATTTACTCTTATCGTGAAAGTGTGTGGTATAATAATATGTTTCTTGGTTTGATTGAATATTTTTTTCTCTATTTTGGTTTTAAGTGCTTGAAATTTGGCTGTATGCAGTTTATTCGCGGCAAACCGTTTTTTGAAAAACTGTTCCAATAAATTCTTGATCCCATGTCTTCGCTTAATTTCATCTTTCTGTTTTTTTTCAATATTCTTAAGTTGTTTTTTTGTATCCAATATACGTTTATAATGAATAATAGTACAAATAGTTTCATATGCGAACTTCATCAATAAATGGTCAATATCTGCTATATAAGACTTAATGTTCTTAAAACTATTTATCATATCTATCAGTGCCTTTCCTTTGTCTTTTTTATTATACACAATGATCATTCTCATTCCATTTAAAACGTTTAGAACCGGATGTTTCTTAACTACTTCTCGTTGTATTCCAGATTGATCTACAAATATGTACTTGTTACTTGATGGAAACATTGCATTTATTTCTGGTTTGATTTTTCTTCTATCTCTATTCCTGATCTTAACTGTAGAGGTGAGTTTATTTATTACACAGTGCCTAAATATGTCAGATATATGTTTTACAGTGAATGTGTCAGATAGTTCTCTTCTATTGGTCAGATAAGTAATGCGGTTTAACATATAAGACACTCTTGTTTCATAATCTATAAATTCGTATATACAGAATACCAGTTCAACCGGTAACTTGGAGAGATTCATCGTTTATTATATATTGTTGAGTTAGATATACTGATGTAACACAACAATTTCCTTTTTTCAATTTTTTACATTTTTGACGATTTATGATAGTTTATTTCGTAATTTCATTAACGGTTCATCAATAACCGGTTCCTTGCCGCGTCTAAATTGTATTAGTTTTGCATGTTGTGTTTCCATCAATGCTTGTTTTAGATCATTGTTTTGAGTAAATTTTGCGTCTAACGCACGTTCTCTTTCTAATTTATATCTAGGTTCTAGTCCTACCTCAAAGAAATCTGGGTCAGTTGTGATTTCAGAACTCCTTAACAATTGTTTCTTGTATTTACCGGTTTCTACTGCAGCATTCGCAACATCAATGTCTTGTGATATTTTGCTTCCACTGTCCAGTGAAAAATTTTTACTGAAATCAGGGAATCCTTTCTTATATTGAGAACCTAGATAATAATGAGTAACGCTGTTCCATCTCATCCCATCAATTGTAAAAGGTGCTGTCCAATCGTCATTTAATTTTCTACGCCAATCTGATATCTTATTTAATCTATTAAACTCTATCAGTCTGTTATCCGGTATAGTTTCACCAGATCCTTTACCTGCCTTGGGTTTCTTGTTAGATTTGGAATGACTCATGAATATAACATTTTTATCATACAAATCACTGTTTAAATCTTCTTCGGTCGGTTCTCCGATGTTGGCGTCTAACCCTATTTTTTCTTTATATTTTCGGAAGTCTTGTATTAGATAATAAGGACCTGCATTCTTCTCAAGGCATTTATTTACAATTAACGACTTGATATCAAATGGCAATTCTCTAAACCGGAAGATACCCTTACTTTTATAATTTATCAACTTGTAATGGTTGCCGGTGTAAGATACCATAATATAATAATCGGGTTTGAATATTTTAGCATCTTCAATGTCTGTATCATTTAACTGCCCGCACTGCATGATAGAATCAATATCTTCAGAATTATAGGCTTCTTCTGACAATACAATTATTTTCACATTTAATAGTTTCTCTAATGTTGAAATAGACCAAGTGTCACCCCAAAACCGACTGGATGTTATAAAATCACGAAATTTATCAAATGTATCTAACTCGTCCATATAGCTAAACTCCTTCAATAACTCTTTCGTATCATTGCGTTCATTTTTTTTTATATCATAATGTCCGATTTGCTCTTTTAATTGTTTCAATAGTCTATCATTTTCATCTTTTTTACTTGTTTTATCAATCATTTTTTTCAAGGTTTTTATACGTGCCTGCATATCTTTCATTTGTTGTTCGCTTGATTTATGCTCGTTCAAAAAACTCAAGTACAACATTCTATAATTATTATAAAGTTCTTCGTCAGCTTCTTTGGACAATAAAACTCTTAATTTATCAACAGTCGTTTTTTTGCCAATAGATTCAAATGCATCTCGCATTGTTGCAAATAAACAATTTCCACCGCCTTCATTATCAATCAAATCAAAATGATTGTTTTTTGTAAATTTCTCAACCCAGGTGGTTTTTATCCCTTCTATATACTTACTCTTATGATCGTCTGAATCCTTCTCGTTTTCTTCATCTAATATGGGCAATGTTTCAATATCTTTATTCATTACAAAAATAGAGTCTTCGTTGCTTGTTTCTGTTTTTTTGTCACTTGGTATTAATTCAGTTTTTACTCTCATAGTATCTTTGGCATTGTCCGCTTCTTGATCTGTAATATCTTCAAAATCCTCATCCGTCATAACGTATGAGTCTTTCTCAATATCCATGTCTGGCTTCTTCGTATTGTCAGAGGCGACAATATTAGAATTAGCAATATAACCAACTAATTCGTTGTTATTAATAAAAAAAATCAATTCACCTTTGTCTAAATCAATACTTCCGTCTTCATCTATACTATTCAAATATTTGTTGCTATCTATTTCAAATATACCTATGCGTGAAACTGGCAATTCGTCAATTATCAAATATACTGAAAAATGAAGAATATCGTATTTTGAAAAATTATGTTTTTCATTCCCCAATACTATATCTATATCTTGGTCATGCAATGAAGTTTCATACACAAATGTTGTATAATCTATATCTTCTTGATCTATTTTGCGATGTTCGTTATATGTGATGTCCATTGGCTTTATAACCGATTGTACCATAATATTTAGTATATATTGAGAATAAATATTATGTTTGTAGGTAATTTATTGCGTAAATTATTTATAGAGGTCAATTATATCCATACATTTAAAACGCATCCTGTTTGAGAATCCAGGACAGTCTGCCATTTTCAATTTACTAAATTCGGTAATTTGTCCAATAATCTCATATTTTGAAACTTCCTTCATAATGATAGGTTTGCCTTCATCAACAATAACAAAAACATTTTCTAATATCTCTTCATTGATACCAATGTTTTCTTTTACTATTTTATATTGATTTATTTTCTCAAATAAAACTTTCATCGTATCTTTTATCACATCAAATGAATATATATCAATCATTACAGAGTGAATAATAAATGCTAACAATGCTTTTCTTTGTTCGTTTATTTTATTTATAACGCAGAATTTATCATAATCGTCATCTGGATTTACATAATCAAACTCATTCAAATTATCCCGATAATTATCCAAGAAAAAACTTCTATAATCTTCTAATAAAATGTATTTATCAAGCAACTCCGCATACAATTTTGAATATATACTTGCATAAACACGATTGTTAGTTACTACTTTAAATATACATCCTAGTATCTTCTCGTATTTTACCGTTTCGTCTAACTCATCATGGTTATAATCTATAATCCCGTCAATGCAATTATAAATGCTTTCTACTTGAGATTCGTAATTGTTCTTCGTAATTTTATTCAAACTTCCTCTCAATATATCTAGTTTTTCATCAATGCCCTCATTTTTTCCCATTACAGTAACTTTAAATGGTTCTTTTTTTGCCCACGTCTTATCGCCTGAGCCAGTATTGCGATCTTTTTTGATGGTTTTCGCTTTAGACTGTACATTAAGTCCCAGTATTATAATAAGAGCATCCACGATAGTTTGAATATCTTTATCTAATTTATGTTCAGACATATTACTGGTAATTTCAAGTATATCATTTAAATTATATGATACCATATCAAAATACAATCTATATTAAGAAGCATATAAATTTTATATTCATTTTCACTATTATATATTTCTCAAAATATATAAAAACATGTTCCGTATTAAAACAGTATGACTGATACTATTATTATAAAAAACTGGGACGATTTAAATTTAAAAAATGATTTATTGAGAGGCATATACTCATATGGATTTGAAAAACCAAGCGAAATACAACAGCTAGCCATTTATCCCATTGTTCAAAAAAAGGATGTAATTGCACAGGCACAGTCTGGTACTGGTAAAACTGGCACATTTTCTATCTCAACGTTACAGACAATAGATACAGACATAAACGAATGTCAAGCTGTAATTATTGCTCCAACCAGAGAATTAGTTTCACAGATAAGCGGAGTAGTTGAGAAACTTGGTACTTTTATGGAAAATTTAAAAGTCAAAACGTTGGTGGGTGGAACATCGGTATCAGATGACATAAATGCATTGAAAAATAATACTCCACAAGTCGTAGTAGGGACACCCGGTAGAATTTTTGATATGATCAGGCGACGAAAATTAGTTGCATCTACGGTACGTCTTTTTATTTTAGACGAAGCCGACGAGATGCTTTCATATGGTTTTCAGGAGCAAATTCAAACAATTTTTCAATATTTCAATGAAAATGTTCAAACCGCCATTTTTAGTGCGACCATGCCAGATGAGATTATTGATATAACTAAAAAATTTATGAACGATCCTGTAAAACTTACAATGAAAGCCGAGACACTAAGTTTAGACGGCATTGAACAGTTTTTCGTTGCTACAATGAATGAAGACGATAAGTATAATTGGTTAAATGGTCTATTTAATAAAATGAACTTGACCTCTACTATTATTTTTGTGAATGATATTCAGAAAGTGATTGATTTATATCATAGAATGTTGCAAGACGGTTTTCCAGTGTGCCATATACATAGTTCTCTTACAAAAGAGCAACGAACTGAAACAATTGACGAGTTTAAACAAAACAAGTATCATATTATGATCTCTTCCAATTTAACAGCAAGAGGAATAGACATACAACAATTGAATATGGTAATTAACTATGACATTCCCAATGATGTACATACCTACTTGCACCGAATAGGCAGAAGTGGCAGATGGGGGAGAAAAGGTACAGCCATCAACTTTGTATGTTTGAAAGACGTCCAAAGAATGAAACGCATTGAAACTCATTATAAAATTAACATCAGCGAGTTAAATTTATAAAGATTTCGTTTGAATAAATTTATATTATTGTGATGAAACTATATCTAATGAATATCATTTCATCTATACAAACACATTTCTCAGAAAAAAATACTGAACATGAAGCAAAACAAACTGATAGTCCAGATACAAATGTTGTGATTGATACTACATTTAAATTGCCTATAGAATATTTAGATGATAAAGATGTAACTACTTTATCAAACGTCGTATCTAATGACTTAGAATTATTGAATAATTCAGACGAGGACAATGCATCTATGTATGAATTATTATTGAAACCATCTAATTGTTTTTCAAAACAAACGTTACCACTATGGAATCAAAAATATACTACAAATACTGATTTTCTTACCGATACTCAAAAAGTTATCCAAAACATACAACCATTGAAAACAAATACTAAATCTGCTGACGTTTTTGATATTGAAACTATCCTTCCTATATGGAAGGACATAAAGCAAAATTCTTTTTTCCATGAGAAGTACAACTATTTAGACTGGGATATGTTAAAACATCTCAATGAGTCAGCTCCTTTCTTACAGCTGCTTTCGTGCATCCACCTATTATCACCAATGATCAGTTTTGTACTTCCCATTTTCATTCTCATTTTTCCGTTTATTATTCTAAAAATACAAGGCATCCCCATTGATGTGAATATATATGTCAATACACTCAAAAATATTGCAAAAAACCATACAATTGGTAAAATATTATTTAATGTAGGCTCTTTGAATTGGGATAAGTTAGTATATCTTTGTTTCACCATAGGTATATATGTATTTCAAATATACCAAAATATAATCCTTTGCAAACGTTTCTATACTAATATTATAAATATAAACAAGGACCTTCTATTTGTGAAAGAATATCTACAAATCTCAATTAATAAAATGGAAGGTTTTGTAAAAATAACTGAACATGCAACTACATATCAAGATTTCCGGGTAGAAGCCGAAAATAATATTGTTACTCTTCAAAAAATGCGCGATGAGCTAGAATCATTGTCATCATTCAATCATTCCATTGATAAACTATACAGTATTGGATACATGTTAAGATCATATTATATTTTACATGTCAATAATGATTATGAATGTGCTCTGCGTTATTCTGTCGGCTTTAATGGGTACATTGAAAATCTGTTTAATATTCACGATTTATTGTGTCAGGGTACAATCTCATTTGCAAAGTTCAGTGAAAATAACGATTGCATTATTAATAACCAATACTATCCAGTTATAACCGACAATACATGTGTAAAAAATAAGATAGATATGAATAAAAATATTATTATTTCTGCACCAAATAAGGCTGGAAAAACAACCATTCTGAAGACGACACTCATTAATATAATATTTACTCAACAATTTGGTTGTGGTTTTTATGAATCTGCGACTATTACGCCATATAAATATATCCATTCCTATCTTAATATTCCAGATACGTCTGGAAGAGATAGTTTATTCCAGGCGGAATCCAGACGTTGTAAAGAAATTATTGATACTATTAATGAATACAAAGAAGATAGGCATTTTTGCATCTTTGATGAATTATACTCTGGTACAAATCCAGATGAAGCAATCAAATCGGGACAAGCATTCTTGCAATATCTGGAAGGATTCAAAAATGTAAATTTTATTTTAACAACTCACTATAAACAAATATGCAAGAGTTTCAAGAAATCAGATAAAGTTTGTAATTATAAAATGTTAGTAAATATCAACGATGATGGAACATTTGAATATACATATAAATTTATAAAGGGCATCTCTAAAATCAAAGGTGGAATCCGCGTATTAAAAGATATGCAATATCCAGATGAAATTATAAATAATATTGAAAAATAATTTGTGAATAAACAATTCTAAAGAATAATCTTTTTGTATAATATTATGAATATTATACAAACGTGGAAGACTAACCAATTGCCTTGTCAGTATGTTCCTTTCGTAAATAGTATCAAACAGTTTGCTTCTAATTGGAATTATCTTTTTTTTACAGACAATGATATTGAAGCGTTTATGGATTCTATCATGCCTGAATATAAACAAATTTTCAACCAATTTCCTCATAAAATCCAAAAGATTGATTTTTTTAGATACTTGGCAGTTTATCACTATGGTGGTGTATATATGGACTTGGACATACTACTCCATAAATCACTGGATAGCATTATTGGCGATCCCAATCTATGTAAATTTCCAATTGAACTTAAGAACATAAACGACACAATTATTACGCGTAACGACTTTTATTCTTTGATAGGCAATTATGCATTCTATGCACCACCAAAACATCCTTTTATTAAAAAATTAATTGACAATATAGCCTCAGGAAGGATAACAATGGACGACATAAAACTTGCACAATCAACAAATGGTGACCCTGATGACCAAGTAGAGGTATATTGTACGACTGGACCAATTATGGTCACACAAACATACATTGATTATGAAAACCAAACCGAAATACTGCTAATTGAGCCGAGCCCTTTTAAAAGTAGTTATTTTGGTTCGTATGGAAAACATTGTAGCTACGGAACTTGGAAATCCTAATTTGTAATTACAATTAGTATTTTTATTACATATGATGCGTTCAAAATTCAATTAAACAATAGTAATAATATTTTTTAAAAACTATATTTATAACACGGATATGTCTGTGTCACAAGTTCCTCTCACCCCCGAGCAAAATATGATTATTACCAATCATATTAATAATTACAGATCGTTACATAGTTCGCCTAATTTGACAATTAAAAATACCATCACTGATTTCTCACTGAATTGGTCATCCTACTTATTGAAAAACAATTTATTTCAGCACAGCAATAATCAAACCTATGGCGAGAACCTGGCATATTTTAAAGGATATACCGAACCAATTGTTGATATGGTAAAGCGTGCAATTGATATGTGGTACAATGAAATATTTCTATATGATTACAACAACCCAGGATTTGCTCAAAATACCGGTCACTTTACAATCTTAGTATGGAAATCAAGTCTTGAATATGGCATGGGAGTAGCAATAAACAAAGATACTAATGAAATTGTAATAACAATGAATACTTCTCCTCCTGGAAATATGATCGGTCAGTTTAAAGAGAATGTATTACCGAAAACTATACCGGTTGAACCGCTTCCTTTACCTGAGCCACCAACTGTTCCAGATAATGGCACCCTTCCCGAAACATTGATTCCGGATGGAGAAGAGGAAGAAGAATATAATGAAGACGATGACGAACCAGATGAACCTGAATATAAGGAACACCTGTCAAAAATAATAAGTGGATTATATGACATAATACAGATGATACAAACCCGCAAAAATTCATACTCTATAAGGATTTATTTAATGCAGATGGCCAATCTTGCAAGAAATATAGATGACAATGCATTTCCTGATAAAATGAGTTTATTAAGTTCTATATACAATCTTATCAGTATAATAAGAAGAAGATATTCCCGTTATTTGGCAGTTAGATATATTGCAAATATGATACACATGTTAGAGAAGTATATTATTTCTTCAGATACAGCATAATCTGTTCTCCAGTTTCTCTGTGTTTGGTAGCATGTACATTTTTATTATACATAGGTTGCACTGAAACCAGATTAAAATATTTTTCGGTTATGTTGTTCATGTCATTTATTAAATCATAATTTCCCGATTTTTTACCATTCCCGTATCCAGATAATATATAACACATTCTGCCTCCTTTTTCTAGCAACTCATTGCATAATTTTACAGTAACTTCCCAGTAGTTTTTTAACCATTTTTCATAACTTTTATATCTGGTTGTACTTTGATTAGAACTTTTATACAATTCCAACTTATAATAGGGAGGGCTGAAAAAAACAACATCAAAATGCCCTCTGTATTTTTTCATAAATAGGTCGTCTTTATATAAATCTTCGGACGGCTTGCAGTATATATCAATTTGTTTGCTGTATCTAGAAGACAATTGTTCAGTTTTTTTACATACATCTGGTATTACATCCGTGCCTACATATTGTTTCACGTCGGGTGATTCTAAAAAACCTACCATATATGAACTCCACCCCAGCGTAGGAGTGAATATTTTAGTACCTTTCAATAAGTTTATATTTAATGAATAAATCAAATAAGGGTTTAATATAGAAGCTCTAAAATAGTATGACGAGAACACACTACCAAGCCTGCCTTTTTGCATATAATGAATAGAACTTGGTGTCAATATCTTATAATCGATCGTATTTTTTTTATACAAATTATCAATTATATTTAAATAAGTAGGTATGTTCTCTAAACCTGATGAAGTTTTTTGTAATATATCATAAAAATGTAGGTTCCGAATAATATTTTTGAATACAACCCCTTTATTATTATCCATCTCGTTGTTTTTCATCGGCTCAATCATGCCATGTATTTGGTTATTGTCATCAGTTATTCGTAATGACATATTATAAAATCTTTGCAAATAATCCTTTCTATTTTTGATTGAATCTAATAATATTTGAATAACAGACCTATCAATTGATTTAGATTTCATATAATCAGACAAAATATACGTATTGTTTCCTACTACGACAGACGCCTTATTAATAAAGTCATCTAATGACATATTGTCAGCGGGAGAATGTTTGTATTTCTTCAACAACATATCTAAGGTGAAATGATGCATTATAAACGTAATATATTATATTTTGATATTTTTTATTGTAATCAAACAAAAGATTGAAAATGAAAGAATAGTTGAAAAATTGATTATTTGAGATAACATTATACATAATGCATTGAAAAACAAAGATATTAATAATTAAAATGATAGAGACATTGTTGTATATAACAATACTCGTTACCATTATAGTTTCAATATGTAAATCTATATCAATTCCTCACAGAGATAGTATAAAACCTATGATTTCAATGAAATCAATTATTTCGTGTGATAAGAAATTACTGGTTAATTTAAAGAGTGTATATCACGATTACAAAAAACACGGCGATATACATTTGAGAACATTGATTATATATCGTGAAAAAATCATTGATAGGTTTCAATTATATAAAAAAATTAACAATAAAGATATTGAAAATCCGGGAATATCACATGAATACATAAATATCCGAATGGAAGAGTTCTTAGATATATTACAATGCTTACCTCCAGTGTAATTCATCAATTATTATAAAAACAGTATATACAGTATAATAAATTCAATAGGTAATAAAATTTTAAAAACTTCTTGGGTAACTTTCAAAAAATGGACAAAAATAAATGTCCATTTTTTGTTTTTAGGATGAGAAACTTATATAAAAAAACGCGTTTTTTCAGTTTAAAGCATTATGCTGTAATTTTTAATAATGTAAATTATTTTTATTACGATAAATATTTTTTCATAAAAAGCATTTAGGATATTTTTATGTTGCTATATTAACCAAGAATGGCAACAAAAAAATGTTCCAAAAATGTTCCGGATTATTATTGTGAATTTTGCAACTATATATGCAGCAAGAAAAGTATCTTCAATAAACACCTATCCACTAATAAACATAAAAATGCAACATTTAGCAACGAAAAAGTATCCACTCATAAATGCGATTTATGTAACAAAGGATACACTGATAGAACTGGACTGTGGAGGCATAAAAAAAACTGTAGAGGAATTTCAACCGATTTATTTCATTTACAATCTAATGAAGAATATAATAGTTCAAATATCATAGCACCAGACATTTTAAAGAAACTGCTGACCCAAAATCAAGAATTCAAGCAATTAATTATAGAACAACAACAAGAAAATCAAAAACAACAACAAGAAAATCAAAAATTACAAAACAAGTTAATAAGTGCGGTGAAGGATAGTGGTAACATAATAAACAGCCACAACACTACAAATAATAACCAGAAATTCAATCTGAATTTTTTCTTGAATACGACATGCAAAGATGCGATGAATATGTCAGATTTTATTGAAAATATTGAGATCGGATTTAAGGACATTGAGAACATTGGAAAGAACGGATATGTATCTGGTATGACCGATATGATTTTATCTCGCATTAAAGAATTGGATGTAACAAAACGTCCGCTACATTGTACTGACTTGAAACGTGAAACTATGTACATTAAAGATAACGATGAATGGTGCAAAGATACGCCTGATAATTCCAAATTGCACAAAACTATTAAATATGTTGCCAAACGAAATTATGCAACCATTCCATTGTGGCGTGAAAATTACCCTGAATGTCAAGATTGGAATAATCCGAAGTACGATTTTTGTGTGGATATGATGCGAAATATACTGGGAGATGTAGGAGATGAACAAACCAGACTAGACAACAAGGTAATAAAGAACCTATCCCGTCACATATTAGTAGATAAAACACTAGAGTAAGAAAGAATAAAATTTTAAAAACTTCTTGGATAAGTTTCAAAAAAAGGACAAAAATAAAATGTCCAGATTTCATTTTTAGAATAGAAAACTTTATATAAAAAGTGAATTTTCGTATTTAGACCATAATGCTTTAAATACAAAAAATATGATATAAGAATTGTTACCAACCTTTTTAAATTGTGATTTATTCGGATTATTTAGGAGATTTATTTGTTGTCATAATACAACAACAATATGACAACACTAAATCTCCTAAAATCTCCTTATAAATTTATATGTGAAAAATGTAACTATAAATGCAACAAACAAAGTGAGTTCTATAAACATTCAATGACTGCTAAACATAACAAAATAACTAATGACAACAACAAAAATCTCCAAAGCTATTTATGCATCAATTGTGATAAAATATATTCAGATAGAATATCATTATGGAGACATAAACAAAAATGTAATGAAATACATAATACAATTGATATGACATCTAAAATAGATGATAATAATGAAATTGTACAAACTATGATGCAGTTAATTAAGCAAAACCAAGAACTAATTGTATCAAATCAGGAATTCAAAGAGCTTGTCTCTGAACAGAACAAGACAATTATTGAACTTTCTAAGAAAGACAATGGGAATACGTACAATAATACAATCAATAACAATCAAAAATTTAATTTAAATTTCTTTTTGAATACTACTTGTAAAGATGCTATGAATATGTCCGAATTCATTGAAAATATGGAAATCAATTTTAAAGACATTGAGAACATAGGAAAGAATGGGTATGTGTCAGGAATGACCGATATGATTTTATCTCGCATTAAAGAATTGGATGTAACAAAACGTCCGCTACACTGTACCGACTTGAAACGTGAAACTATGTACATTAAAGATAATGACGAATGGAGCAAGGATACTCCTGATAATTCTAAACTGCACAAAACTATCAAATATGTTGCCAAACGAAACTATGCAACCATTCCATTGTGGCGTGAAAATTACCCTGAATGTCAAGATTGGAACAATCCAAAGTACGATTTTTGTGTAGATATGATGAGAAATATACTGGGAGATGTAGGAGATGAACAAACCAGACTGGATAACAAAGTAATCAAAAATATGTCAAGGCATATTTTGGTAAATAAAGAAATTAAATGATTAGTCAAGGAATGACACCATGTTTGAAGATATCATTGGAGGGATATGTAATAGTAGTTTGTGTGGATTTAGATATAGCATTGTTAGTTTTGGTGTTTTTTTCGTTTTCATTTTTTTTTATGTTAGTATTCTTTTTATAATTAGTTGATACGTAGGGTACTTGTATCTGCATATATTCTTCATGTTCAGACATTATGCAATAGATAGAAACATATGCATATACTATTTTCAATGTAAAATATATTTACACTCTTGAATGAATATTATCACTGTAAATGATGTGTGATATTCAAATGTGTATATTTTATTGGAATAAAAAAATAAACGGATGCATGCGATTCTACATTATTCTGATTCATAATAGTCTAGTCTATTCCATGTATGACTATACAACAATTTAAACGCTGATATCACTTATGCGTTGGTTACATAATTTTACATATTCTGGATTAATTTCAAAACCTATAAAATTTACATTGTTTAATTTTGCAGATACACATTCACTTCCCGAACCCGCAAAAGGAATCACTACTAATGTATCGTCACCGTTTTTACTAGCCTTTATTAATTTATCACATAATTCCAATGGTTTTTGTGTTGGATGATCAACCCTTTCCTTCTTTCCTGCTCCACCCGCCAATGCAGATACTTTTATGACATCACGTGGCAATGCACCATTTGTATGAGCCGTATATATGGTTTCTTTTTCCCCGTTACTGAATCGCCCCTTTGTTGGTTTCCGTGTTTTGCCTGCAGCATTTTTCAAAAAACTCTCAGTGTAGGGCTCTCTCACATCATCGCGGTTAAATATAGGTTTTTCTTTATAACAGCATAATACACTTTCATGAGTTCGTTGCCAAAAATTTAACGAAGGAGTAACCTTGTTAGTATAATGCCATATTATCCATCTAACATTTATATTTATCCTTACCCGTATAAAAGCCAATATCTCACTAAACCCATAAATATATAATGTACCAGTTGGTTTTAATATACGTATGCATTCTTTCACCCACTTGTCACACCAATCTAAATATTCATCCATGTGTTGTTTATCGCTATCATTACCAAAATCTTTGCCAATGTTATAGGGAGGATCACAAATAATTATATCCGCAGAATTATCAGAAAGTTTTTGCATGCCTAAAATACAATCTTCTTCAACTATTTTTTGAATTTTATTGATTGGAATATACGATTTTATTTCATTTTCTGCAGTGGGTATGGACGTAACGAGGGTGCATGGAGTCTTTCGTTCTGCATGTTTTTCATAACTTGATTTTTGTTTAAAATCTTTTAAACAACGACTGCATTTGTAANTCATTTACTATAGAAATAAATTTGTTTTTAACCTTGTTCAAAAACTTTGTTATAACTTTATATGTAGTCTTATTATATAAACTAAATTTATCAATTTTATGTATGGAAAAAAATACCNGCATATTCTAGACGAAAACGAATGTGTGGAAGTATATAAAGGGTTATATTATGATGATAGTAAGTCTAAAAATTGTAAAAAAGTAATTGTTTTTGATTTGGATGAAACTTTAGGATCATTTGTAGATTTAGATATATTATGGAATTCTATTGACTACATTCTTGGAAACAACAACCCAATTAGTCATAATAATTTGTTAGATTTGTATCCCGAATTTTTACGCCCGAATATTTTAAATATATTAAAGTATGTATTCAAAAAAAAAAAAAATA